TTGCCTGAGTCCTACTTGGTTGAGTAGTTCTGCCCCTGCGGACAGCGAGCACCACCTCTGACTCATCACCTTAACTAGCGGTTGCCAGTAAGTTTATTCAGTCACTCCCATGTTGCGTCCAACAAATATAAGTTAACACAAAAAAAGGAAGGTGTCAAGCCTTCCTCTAAAATTTAATAATGTTTTTACAATTTACTTTTTCTTCTCACCCTTGCGTGGGTTTTTGGTAAACCAAGAGGGTGTGCCGAACACATTCAGATTAACCCATTTTGCATAATGAATACCACGATAGCACAGGAGAGCAAACACTCTCTCTGGATCATGTATGTCTGGATCATATTCGGGTAAACCGTAGTCCCATTCTATTTTAACTTTGAGTCCCATCGCATTGCTCCTGCCTAAAAGACTGAAGGAAGCGAATCTCGTAGTAAATGAAAGAAAGGAACACCACGCACCCGAGGTTGATTAAACCAACAGTTTGTAGTGCTTCCATCATCCTACACCACTGCTAGTTTTTTCTGGACTTTAACACCACGATACATTAACTCATGGTTTCTTGCCTGTGCGGCTTCTGCTAGTACCTTTGCTTTGTACTGCTCAGCGTCATACTTGACGCCACGATATGTGATAGTAGTCATGTTTACTCCTAAAGTAGGTTGAATTTCTCCTTTAACTCTTGCGAGTGATCCGAGTCCCCGTTCCTTTAGTCGTTTGCGTCCCTACAATACAATCCTTGTGTTTCTCCAAACTCATAGTAAAGATCAACAATCTCTTGTCTATCTTTATCGCTAAGGTCTGGATAGACTTTAGCACGATCTACAAGTTCGTTAATGTCTCCACATGAGACAGTGACTACCTGAGTAGCACTCACTAATAGAGCAAGCATATGTATCATAAGAATGAACGATCCGTTCCGCGACTTACTTGCGTCCTAACATATAGGGTTTGCATCCTTCTTCCTCAACCTTTGTAAAGAAATAATCTATAAGATACTCTTTAGCATCGGGTATGTGATTGGCATCTGCCATTATCTCTGCCCGATTCCTATTCCACTCTGCACATGTCATCGTCCAATGGGACGGATGGTGTTGTGTGAGTAGCGAAGATAGCAATGCAACTTCTAACATTAAGATGAACGATACGGATATGTTAGCATATCCACAACTATTTAGCAAGATAGTTATTTAACTTAATGTTATAACTTATTAATATTTCCTTAAGACTTACGGTTATTACTACGTTTCTTCCCATGGGTCGGGTGGTTGGGTAGTATCTTGTGTCTCTTTAGGTGGGATTTCACTTGACGTAAAAACTTCAAGTGGTCCTTGATACCACTGATCTGGTGGTGGCCAAGAGGATCTAATGGAGATATCGTCCAGTCCTTTGACTTCGCTTGGTTTTCTTTCCACGATGATTTCGTTTTTCTTTTCTTCTTCATTCCATTGATCAACAAGGTCTTCAATTTGTTGATCAACATCGTACATGGTCTTATCGACCTTCCATTCTAACCACCACTGTGCATACCAAGGTAGTGCAAAATTAAGTAGCACCCATCTAAAGATGCCCCTTTGTTTCTTACACCAGTCCTCGAATCTCTGCACATCACTAGGGACACCTCCCCAATGGTGTTGAAATTTAAAGTGAAAATCCTGCGAAGGTTTCTTGTCCAACATCCTGTTTGATACCGCCTACTATGTAGGATTCTATCTCGGTCTCTTGTGGAGCATTCTGCTGACCCTTACTATTCAACCAATGGTTAGTCCATGGTAGTGGGTTAGTGCTGAGTGGCACATCAAATACAGGTGTCAAACCTATCGCTTTCATACGACGGTTGGCAGTCCATTCGACATACTGACATAGCAATCTCTCATTCAAACCGATGATGCTACCTTGAGAAAATAGATAGGTTGCCCAATCTTTCTCCTCTTCTACAGCATCAACAAACATTTGTGTGATGTTTTCTTTTTCTTCTCTTGCAATTTGTTGCATCTCTGGATCGTCACCTTGATCCCATTTCTTTAGAATCTTTTGAGTGATGTTTAGATGTTGTGATTCGTCTCTAGCAATCAATGCAATGATCTTTGCTGATCCTTCCATGAGTTTTAACTCACCGAAAGCGAAAGAGCATGCGAATGAAACATAGAAACGTATTCCTTCAAGGATATTGACGTTAGCAATAGCCCTGTAAAGTCTTCTCTTTAGGTCATGCAGTGTCCACTGTGAAGTAGGTGAGTCTTTCCAACCTGGCTTCCACATGTTACCTTCTGCATATTCTCCTACTGCTTCAAGGAAGTCATCATATGCTTTAGTTACCGACTTCGCTCTAGCTAAAATTTTCTCGTCATCTAATACAGTATCAAAGACCTCTGATGGATCTGCATATACATTCTTTATAATGTGTGTATAAGATCTACTATGGATTTGCTCCATGAAATTCCATACACCGATAGCACCTTCTAATTCGGGCAATGAACAGTAAGGGGCGAATGCCATGCCAGGTCCTCTGCCTTGCACACTATCAAGGAGGATCTGATATTTAAGGTTAGAAGTATAAATATGCTTCTGTTGATCGTTTAGTGTTTTGTAGTCAGACCTATCTTTTTGTAGTGAGACCTCCTCTGGTCTCCAAAAAAATCCTAGTTGAGACTGTGTAAGTCTCTCAAAGTCTGGGTATTTGTATTCATCATATCTCTGCATCCCTAAGGGTGCTCCGAAAAACATTGGTTGTTTCTTAGTATCCACTTGGTTACTATTGAAAACGGTTATAGACATTTAGATTCCTTAGGTTGTGGTTATACATTACATGCGTCACATTCTGCCTCGTCGCCAGACAGAATATCATTGATAAGATTTTCTACTGCTGCTTTATTTTCTGTTTCTTCTGTATCTTTTTTATTATCGTATGTATTTTGATAGTATGAGGTCTTCCAACCATATTTGTATGTGTTTAACAAATCCATAGAGAATACTGACATAGGAATCTCATTGTTAGGATAATTCTCTGGATTGTATGACCAGTTACCACTGATCGCTTGATCAAAAAACTTCTGCATAACCGCAACAACCTTGATGTAACCCTCATTGGATGGCATATCCCACAAGAGTGTGTAGTTATTTTTTAATGTGTTGTATTGCGGAACAATCTGCTTAAGAGGTCCTTTCTTCGATTTCTTAACGGACAGGTAGTCTCTAGGTGGCTCGATTCCATTGGTTGCGTTTGACACAACGGAGCTGCTCTCCGAAGGCATTTGTGCGGACAGAGTGCTGTGCCTGAGTCCGAATTTCTGTATGTCATCCCTAAGAGAATTCCAATCATGTTGGTATGCTACCGAGGTAATGTTGTCTACGTCCTTCTTATATGTATCGATCGGAAGAATTCCATCATGATACTTTGTGACCGAGAAATTACCACAAGGTCCTCTCTCTTTTGAGAGTTGATTTGATGCCTTCAATAGGTAGTATTGGAATGATTCTGTCAACTCATGGACAAGATCATAAGCACCTTGATCATTATACTTGACACCTTGTTTAGCAAGGTAATGTGCTAGTCCAATATAACCTATACCTAGTGAGCGACGTGCAATAGTAGAGTCCTCTGCTGCCTTGACAGGATACTCTTGATAGTCAATCAACTCTTCAAGACCACGGACTGCAAGGTCACATAGATTCTCCAACTCACTAGTCTTTGTAATCTTACCTACGTTGATAGCAGATAGGATACACAAAGCAATCTCACCTTGTCCTTGTAAGGACTGGATAGGATCTGTGGGTAGAGTAATCTCTTGACATAGGTTACTCATATTCACCTTGTCTTTAAAAGATGAATGTGTATTACAGTGATCGATATTCATCAAGTATATACGTCCTGTCTCTGCTCTCTCTTTGAGCATAGCAAGGATCAAGTCCTGAGCAGGGACAACAGTCTTCGGAATCGATTCATCAGATTCATAACGTGTATAGAGATCATCAAACTTGTCAGTGCCAAAAGCATCGTACAAACCTGGTGTATCGTGAGGTGAGAATAGTGTGATGTTTCCACTGCTAATAAATCTCTTGTAAAATAACTCACTAAGTTGAATACTATAGTCTAGTTTCCTTACTCTATTATCTTCTGTCCCTTTATTATTTTTAAGGACTAGGATATCTTCTATTTCTTGGTGCCAAATGGGGAAGTGGACTGTTGCGGATCCACCACGGATGCCATTTTGAGTGCAACATCTGACAGTGCTCTCAAACTTTTTGAGGAAAGGGACAACACCTGTGTGCTGCACTTCCCCGCCACGGATTTTACTGTTGATCCCACGGATTCTGCCTGCGTTAATCCCGATTCCAGCCCTTTGAGCAACGTAGTAACCAATAGCCATGTCACTGCTAAAGATGCTATCGAGGGTGTCATCAATATCAACAAGAACACAGCTAGCAAATTGCCTAAGGGGAGTCCGCACACCTCCCATGATAGGAGTCGGGATGTTGATTTTGTGCCTTGAGATTGCGTCGTAGTATTTTTTGACATATGTAAGTCTGCTCTCCTGTGGATAGCGTTGAAACAAAGTTGCTGCGATCATCACATACATCTGCTGTGGTGTCTCATACACCTCGTTGGATGATCTATCTTGTACGAGATATTTATCTACAACCTGACGTAAGCCAGCATATGTAAACATATAGTCTCTATCATAGTCAACCATGGAATTGATTTCGTCCCACTCCTCCTCGCTGTACGAGTCTAGAAGGGCAGGATCATATAGTCCATGATCAATACAGTCTTTGATATGTGAATATAAATGTGGGTGACTGTCAGGATGTGCGTTGTAGACTGCCTTTCGGAGAGAAAACAGCAGCAAACGAGCAGCAACAAACTGATAGTTTGGTGTGTCTAGAGATATCAAATCGTTTGCAGACTTGATAAGGATCTCTTGTATATCATCGGTTTTAATACCATCAAAAATCTGCAAGTTAGCATTCATTTCTATTGCAGATTCAGAGACACCTGCGACACCATCGCATGCCATCTCTACCATCTTATGAATTTTTTCTAAGTTAAGTGACTCAACACTGCCATTACGCTTGACGACGTTGGTGCTCATACCTTTTTCCAGAATGTTAGTTTTACTTTTGCTTCAGCACCTTGAAAGGTGTTGCTCTTTACGATCTGTTTCACATCATGCCCTGCTAGGTGCATGTCATTAAGATCTTTTTCTTTAATAGTCTTAGGAAATATTACCACTGAATATCCTTTGTCTATTGTATCAATTATTTTATCAACGATCTCTTTGTTTCGTGGCTCGTTGTCATAGACGAATGTAAATTGATAATTGAAAGTGCTATAGTCAACATCACTACCACACATGGCAATAGCATTAGGTAGGAAGTAGGAATCAAACGGTCCTTCCGTGACATAGACTTCTTCGTCAGTGTTGATGCGATCCAATCCAAAGAGTTTTGTTTTATCTTTGTCAAAGATACATGTGATATATCTTAGCACACTTTTAGGTGCTAGTGATCTACCTTGAATGCCAAACCATTTTCCGTCATGATCAATAAGAGGGATGATTATTCTAGGTTGGTCATTCTTAAGACTCTCAAAATAGTTTGGACTCTGAGAGTTTACCCATGCCTTAAACTTGTCAACATAATATAAGGTATAGAATGCTTCTGCAGGTAGTCTTCTTTTCTCTAGATATTGTCTTGCGGGATGCTCATTATTTAGACTAGCAACATCTTGGAGACCTGTTGGCTTGGTAGCAAAGTATGGCTTTGCTGACAAGTCAGGTAAGACCTCTTTCTTCTTAGGTTTTTTATATTTTTCTAAGAGATATTCTGAGTATAAATCTGACGCTTGATCCTTCAAAAAGGTAGAGAGAGACTTAGAGATACCACAGTTGTGACACTTATAAACGTAATCATTATTACGCATAAAAAAATACCCCCTCGCTTTACTCTTATAGCGTTGGGAGTCACCGCAATAGGGACACCTAAAATTATAGGTGCGTCCTTGATGTTTGAATTTTTCTAGTCTGACCCCAAGACGATCTATGTATTGGGTATCAACGTAACTCATTCAAGTCGGTTATCTCTCCGACTATCATACTAGTATTTTCTTGTCCTGTCAACATAGGTTTAATAATCTTCTGTCCTACTGGACTGACTAAGAAACTTATGATACTTAATGCACCAAATATAGACCACATCTTCTTCTCCATTAACCTTAAACGGTCATCCACCTTGCGTATATCTCTCTCACATCCTTTCTTTATTGCTGCTGTCTCACGATTGACGTCTGCAGATAGTCTATCGATCTTTTCAAATAATACTTCGTCTATTTTATCTTGCTTATCCAACTTCTCATTGTGTACAGCAAGAAGTTGACCCATCTTCACACTATTTTCTTGAAGAGTGTCAACTACTTTTTCGAGTCTTTCTATTATTGCTGAGTTGATGTCAGACATGGAGTGCCTTTTGCCGTTTGTCCCAGTAGAATTTAATAACTTGATTAGGGTATAAACGAGTGATTTTTATTTTCTTGTGTACCTCAGGACGATATATCTTTCTGAGCTCAATCTTTATTTCAGACGGAGACTTACCATACAATACATATGAATCAATGCCATCAAAGTGTATTAGGTAAGGGATGACGCTGCTATCTTTTTGATAATGCTTTGCCTCTCCTAGTCCTACGTTACCTGTGCGAGGACCTATGCCCACATTAGGTAGGACATAACCTTTTGGTTTATACTTACGCTTCTTTACTTTCTTCTGCCCTAGCATTGGATCATATCCTGCCACAGGACCACTAGCAGCAGCAGATCCAGAGAATCCACCAGTGCCTGCACTCATTGTTGGGGCATCTTCGTTGATCATTCTATTGCAGTGAGCGTATCGTATACATCCATATCCAAATCAACTTCATTCAATGAGCCCTGATTGATCTCTGGATACCTATCTAAAAATATTAGAAAGGTCTTCAGTATAGACCAGTATTCTCGCTCTAGTTTATACATTAGCAACGGTATAGTTGCCTCATCAAAAACATTGAATAAAATGATCAGGTGATTGATTATTAAATTTGTACGTAATGTCCCAGTCTTCAAGTATCTCTTAAGCAAACGCTTAAGGTATTTGAATTTCTTCATGTCCTCCATGAAATCATCTACAGTAACCGATTGTGGGTTGTTGTAGTGCTTGATGGCGAACAGTAAGTGATTCTTATCTGTTAGACTTTCAAAATGCATTACGAAGATCAGGTATACCTGAGATTATTTATTAACTACCAAATGTAAGTGTAGCAGCACCGTTAGTCATTTTCTCTACAGCACCTTTGCTTGAGTTGATAACGCAGCGATACTTATATCCATTTAGTGTTGTGCCTGCTAGTCCACTATATGCAAGAGTTGCAGTAGTGAAGTTTGCATATGTAATACCAGTATCAAGTGAAGCACTTACATCTACCCAACGAGTAGTTGCAGTTGCTGTCTGTCTCTGCCACTTGTATGTGATAGTACCTGACTGGTCTACTGTTGCTGCAGCAACGAATGTACCAGCACCACTAGAGGATGTAGAGTTAGCAGGTTGTGTGCCGACTGTAATTACCTCAACTACATCTGCTGCGATTGTGTCATCAGATGCGTCGCCCGCTGCAGCTGCAGTGGCGTGTGTGAATGCAAGACATTCTGCCTTGTGACGTGTGTCACCATTGTGTGTAGTATATGTGCGATATAACCACCAACCTGGTCCTGAAATACCTCTAGACTCATTAGTGCCCTTTGTCATTTCAGTAGCATCTACAAAAACAAGACTGTAGTCAGTTATGCTATCGCCACCCTTGATAACATATTCTGCTACTGCCTTGGGAGGTGTCCTCCTGATTGCATTTGCTGCAGTGATAGTTGCGGTTGATCCTGCATATACCTTATGAAGTTCTATAGCCGTCGCTGACGTTACTTGTTTTACAATGTAAGATACACCAGAGATATCTAACACGTCACCTACTTTGACAAGATTGTCAGAAGCGTCCGTGAAGTCTCCACTAGTGGTTACAGTAGCATCGCCATTGGTTACTCCAATGTTCGTGCCCATTGCTTTCGCATCGATTAGTCCAAATACAGCCATTGTTCTCTATAGTACGGGTGGTATCATCTATATGTTATTTATACTACTTTGCTTCTAGAGCTTCCTTCACTTTCTCAAAGAGAGCGTCGTCTGCTGTAGTCTTAGTTAGTTTTACTGCCTTACCGATGATAAGTAGACAGATTTCGATTAATTTTTCGCCGAGTTCTGCATCGTCAGGAATTTTCTTGACAGCGGAGTCGATTACTTTGTATGCCAGAGGCATTAAAAAATTACCAATCATGATTTTATAAAGCGGGGTACCTTATTTATAACTTTTTATACTCACTTGGTTTGATGCCTGCCATCTCTGCATCATGGTCTTGAGTGAGACCTATCATTTTCTGTCTCATTCTTTCCTTGATAACATCCTTAGCAGCCTGATCTTCGACGTCATGTGGAATTACATTGCCTTCAGCATCCTTTTCATGATGCTCTTTCTTTACTTCATGAGGCTCATAACCAATACCATCACCATCGTCATCCCACCAACGTTTTACTTTGCCTTTGGTCTTACCCTTAGCAGATTTCTTTGCAGCTTCCTTCAATGCATCCATAGATGCACCAAGTTTTGCTTTCATGGTTTCTTTCATGAGGTCTTCCTTCTTTGGATTAACTGTAATACCCTTTTTAGTAACGGTCTTGAGTGCACTTTTTCTATCAGGTGTTTTACTGGTAGGTTGCTCCATTACAAATCTCCTTTAATGTTACTTCGCCAGTCGTATTTTGGTTTAATTTCAAGTTTGAAAGATTCGACGTCGAGAGTCTTAGGATAGTCCTTGTCACCTGGTTTAGCAGGTTTCTCACCACGCTTACGTTTAGCATGGATGTTGTCCCAAAGACCTTTCTTACCCTCTTCAATCTTATCCTCTTCTTTAACACAGTTAGGTACTACTTTTCCGTCTTTCTTTTTAGTGCCCTTTGCCTTGTATCCTTTCCAACAAGTAGAAGCACCGACGTTTTTACGAGCCTGTTTCATAGACTCATGGAGATCATCTAGGTCAACACCGACGACGGATTCTTTTGCGGTGACACCTATATCAACTGCATCCTTAGCAGTCTTACGACCATCCTTACCCATAACAACATAGCGTCCGTCTGCCTTGCGACCAGTGACTAGCATCTGATCTCCACCAGAGGAGACGACTCTACCTACGTTTTTATCACGCTTAAACTCCATCTTCTTCTTAGCGACTGCTTCTTTCTCAATAGGAAAACCACCGTAACCTTCGATTACAGGCTCCCATGAGTCCATCACTTCGATTGCTGCTTCAGCACCTTCTCTAAGATACTTGGTTAACTTTTCTACAGTGTCAGTCTCTAGTGCATGAAAGATTTTATTCTGCTCTAGGAAGTTATACTTCATCAGTGCAGCAGACACTTTGATATCTAAAGTCATTGCTTTACTAAGGGGTTAGTCGTTAAAACGTATTATTATTTAGTCTTAGTCTTCTTTCTAAAATCAGAAAACTTAATTGTCGCTTGACCAGGTGTCATTGCTTGGACTGCCTTACGATATTCATCTGTGCCTACCTTCCATGTGTTACCACTACCATCATCAGCAGAGTAGTTGGATTGATCTTCCCTCTCTGTGATGTGATGCAACCATGCTTTATGCTCAGTGCCATCTGGCATTTGAAATATAACATAGTTGGTGCCACGATGGACAACATGTCCTGTTAACCCTGTGTCGTCGTGCTCTACTAATGCTCCTACCTTAAAAATATGCTCGAGCATATAGAAGTCACGGAATGTATTGTAGTCTAGTTTAGGTGCAAACTCCCATAGTGATTCACCAAACCACTCCTTGACATCTTTCTTTTTGCCTTTCTTAGGAGGGGGTGTCATTCCTGTCTTCACATCTGCCATCATCTGTTGACTATGCTTTCGACTGATACCCTTAGGCATCCCTGCATGGAATGAATCGTGGTCATCACCACTAGCATGCTTACGCATAGCAGATGCTGACAACTTCTCTATAGGATCTTCTGACTTGGGGTCTCTTGCTCCTGCAGACTTTATATTTATTGTATTGAAGTCGTAGTGGACTCCATTGTATTTCTTAGTTAGTGAGTCAAATTCTTTTACACGGTCATCACCTACAACCATAGTGACATGCTTATGACCTTCGTCATTCAAGTCCTTTAAGATGTCAAATATGTTTCGGTGTGCCTCGTTGTTTTGGATTTTATCTTTATGCTGAGGAAACATCTTACGCATGTGACCTACTTTTTGGTCTGCGTTGAGGGGATTCTTTTTGTGGTCTTGGGATCTGCTAGGGTAGATTCGGTAGTTTCCCGAGTCGCCTCCGTGAGATCTAACAGCATCGAGTAACTTACCATGGCCAGCATGAGGAGGATTAAACCTGCCAAAAGTAATTGCAACGTGGGGGTCAGCATCATTTTTTTTATTTGTACTAGAAGATTGACCCTTCGCGGATGGTGAGGGTTTCTTTGTGGTAGTCTCTTTTGCTTCTTTAATGAAATCTAGAAAACGCATTAGCCCCAGTCTTTTGCTACGGTGAAATTGGCACGACTAAATTCTAGTCTGTCAACAAGTTTAAGAGCAGTGCCATCTTTGATAGCAACAAATCCTTCTGGACTTGTTACACGATAACCTGACTCGTCTTCAAGGAAGGTGCCAACACCTTCAATCTTTTTGAGTTTATTTATAATCATATTCTTTGCATCCATGAGGTTTCTAAACCCACTGAGTGCAGAAAACATAATAGTCTTGTTACTATTTAGAAAAGAAACAGAGTCAGATCTACGCTTTTCCCATTGCTCTTGTGTTTTAGGAGTCTTTTTCTTGATGATTTCCTTCTTATATCTGTCATCTAGGAATTTAATAAACTCCTGTGTCATCTTCTGTGACGTGTTAGGAATCTTTCCTTGACGTATAACTTGGTTGAAATAGATCTTAAACATAGAGGCAGGAGACATGGCAGATTTGTCTTTAGATATAACGTCTAGAAACTTACCACCTGACCTGAGATTAGTCTTTGCTTGTCTAATAGTATTGTTGATGTTATTCTTCTCGCTGATACTTAGATTAGCGAGACCATTTACATTAGTAAATTCAGATGAGAATACTGCAATGTCTTTGACACCCTGTAGACCTTTAACATCTGCACCGAATGTTGCAGATAGAGAGTCCATGCTACCACCAACGTAGCGGGTATGAAAGACAATGCCCATGGTAGATTTTGCAACCTTACCACTCATCTCACTATCTTGATCTACAATGTAAGTGATTGTATTTGGTTTAAATCTATAACCTCGCTTGCCACTAACGGTAACAAGAGGAGGGGTAGAAGTATAGAGGAGGTCACCTTGTAGTATGCCGTCAATGGGTAACTTCTTAAGTTGCTTGTAGCATTGCTTGAGGATACCATTGATAGCACCTTCGTAGTGAAAGTCGATGAAGTCTTCATTGTATCCTATCTTAGGTGTAGTCTTATTAAAGACTGACTTAGTGCCGACAAAAAACTCTCCTGTCTGTGGATCTTTACCACACACAATAGCAGGAGCACCGTCCCATTTCACAGTGACCTTCGTGTTGCCACCACCTTTACCAGAGGATAGCATGTCACGGAGAGACTCTAAAAAGGCAATGCTATTCTTAGCACCAGCTGAGCCAGCGTTAAAAATATCATCTTCTAAATGCTCTAGGTGAGTATTCTTTGCCATACTTCTATAATACTATACTTTATTATGTAATGGGAAAGTAGTGTGCCACTTTATCATGTGGATAGAAACCCTGTGTCACCGTCCAAATCCATGCTACTAGGACGTATGTTGTTTATCTTAAGTGCCATCAGAAACGACCATCGTGCATTTGACTTTGAGTTAGTCTTAAGACGAATCCTGATATTACTACTAGTTACTGAGTCAGAAAACCGTGGGCATCCATATCCTTCTGGGTCTCTACCCATATAATATAGTCCCTTTCCTTTTATCTGTATGTAGAAGGTGCTCTTAGAATTATAATATGTTTCTACTTCTCTTGCTGCAGCACGACCCTCTGCCAAATACTTGTCTGGAAATCTTTTAAGATCTAACTCAAGACCTTTCTTACGTTGTTGTAGAGTCGCATCATTCTTTAATGTAAACTTGGCAGGTGTATTCTTTGCAGGTTTCCAATGATCGTTTGCTTCTCTTATAATATTAAAGTTTTCAGCGATGCCTATCATGGTAAGTGCTGCTTCTTTCTGAGCACTTGCCTTAGTCTTATCAATAGTAAACTTCATTGCTGATGTATCAAAGTCAAAATTCATCTGAGCAAAGTCAGCAGATAACTTTTCTTTTAATTCAAACTTTACTATACTACTTGCCTTCTTTAATTCTAAGTCTGCCTTTGTATTGTCTGCACCTGCAGGGTCAGACACATCAAAACCTTTGTCACGCAACGATCTGATAACGTCGAATTCATACTGGAATCCTGCGTTTGCTAGTAGAGGTGATGCTGCGTTGCCCTCCCCATCTAAGAGAGGCTCGTTGTCTTTCTTGCGTGCCATAACTATATTTATCGCACTCAGATCTATTATTCCAATGGCGGATTACTCCGCTAATAATAAAACAATTAGTGATGAGATAGCTAATAAAGATAAGAGATCGTACAATGACCACATAATTATCATAGTCTTTCGTTTTCTCATCACTGAAACTTCCTAGACTATACTTCCATATCTTAAATATCACCTGGCTTTCTATTCTCAGAGTAGTATTCGTCAAACTTCATCTTAGGATAGCGTGCTGCTAACTTAAGTGTGTTGATGTATATAACTTCATCCATACGAATGTCCAGTGCAGCACATGCATTCTGTGCATACCACAATACGTCACCTAACTCCTTAATAAGATGATCCTTGGTGTCTTCATTCCATGGTTTGCCTTGATATTTAATCTTCTTTACAATCTCCATAAACTCTCCACCCTCTGCTGACATACCAGATGCAGCAGTGTCTAGACGATTGATTTTACATCCTTTCTTTTCTAGTGCATCCATGTGCTGTCTGAATACATCATAGTGTTTACTAGGGTTAGAGCATGTTTGATCTACAAACTCAGCATACCTGTCGAAATCGATCTTGATCTTACCATCTTCTTCTGTTTGCTTTGCTTTCTTCTCAGCACTAGACATTTTCTGCTTGACCTTTTCTTTGGTCTTATATGCACTGTTGAAACGTGGGTCAGAGGCAACGTCTTTAGCATCTTTAGGTGCTTGTGCTGCAGCATCTTTTGCTGCCTGCTCAAAATTGTCAGCAGCATCAGTCGCTGCGTTAGAAAACTTTTCTGCTTTCTGTTGTATGTCGTCTCCACCATCCATCTCAGGGGTAGGAGCGAAACCGCCAGGATTAACTTTCATATTTTAAAACCTTGGAATTTAGATTTGGTATCAGTTGTAAATTCTTCTTGATTGCTATCAAGAATATTATCTTGAGCACTTTGCTCACAATCATACAGCCTCATCTTCGCTCTGTCAATACCTAACACAAAACGTTTGTTGACTGTAGGGTCATTATATCTATTCTTTAATTGTTTGACCATAATCTGATTCATTGCTTCTAGATCTTCGGTTGCAATAAGTGCAAACATAAGATCAGCAGTAGCAGGTAAACCGAAAGACTCACTAGTATCGGTAAGCTCGACGTCACTGCTCCCATAACCAGAGCGAGTGGTCTGCGTAGCGGACACGATGGGGACATTGAATTCTCCTGCCAGTCCTCGTAACTCTTCTGCGATTGCTTTGACATAGGTGTAAGAATTAACTATGTTGTTTTTGTATCTGGAAGATGCACATATGTTTAGATAATCTACAAAGATAATCTCAGGATGAAAACCTCTCTTTAGTGACAACTCATTGAGTAAAGACTTGAAGTGGCTAACATGTGCAGATGCAGTAGGGTATTCTTTGATTACAAGACGACCCTGTGTCTTGTCTTGTAACTTTTCTATCTTAGATTGATACTTTCCTTTGCTGAATAGTGGATCACTTAACTGTTGGATTGGGACGTCGAGGAGGTTGGCATCAATTCGCTCAGCAATTTTCTCCTCTGCCATTTCAAGTGTAATGTAGAGTACGTTTCTGCCTTGCAAGAGGACGGCACTAGCCATATGGCACATGAATAAACTTTTCCCGACACCAGTACCAGCGAGTGCGATATTGAGAGTCTTATTAGGCAACCCACCTTTTGTAATTTTGTTAAAAAATTCAAGGTCGAATGGGATTTTCTCTTCTTTTCTGTGGTAGAAGTCATAACGTGACTCTGAGTCCTCTATGTAATCGTGTCCAACATGGTCATCAAAACAAACAGACAATGCCTCTGACATAATTGTCGGTATGGCATCCTGATTACGAGCCTTGTCCTGACCATCAGCAATTTGGACAGACTCCATCAGAGCATTATATATGGCACGCTCTCTACACCACTTCTCTGTAGTGAAACATTCATGGGTAATAAGAGAT